CCGGCAACTATGGCGCACCGCCTCCGGGATACCCGCCGCAGGGCGCTGCGCCGGCCGCTGACGAGGATCTGTCAGCCTTCATGTGAGCTGTAGGCTGTTAGTCGCGTAACTCTCATGACGTGCCAGCGCGGCTGACGGACGAGAGCACGCTAAGCGCCGGGCGGCGTGTTGCAGAAAGAGCCCGGCACCCATCAACAACAGGAGTGCCTAGCATGGACTTTGGTGACGCAGTACGCAGCCTTAAGCGCGGCAACCGTGTAGCGCGGGAAGGCTGGAACGGCAAGGGTATGTGGCTGGCGCTACAGGTGCCGGACGAACACAGCAAGATGACCCTGCCGTACATCTACATGAAGACGGCAGACGACAACCAGGTGCCCTGGCTGGCGTCCCAGACTGACATGCTGGCAGACGACTGGCGTACCATCCTCTAACCAACGAGACATACTCATGCTCTCCGACAATACCCGCATGAACCTTCGGCGCGAGATGAACACTCTGCGCAACATGAAAGCCGAAGTCGAGCTGCGCATGCTGGACACCGCGCGCCAGATGTCAGCGCAGCTGCTGGAACGTGACGGCGTTGAGGCTCGCATCGCCGAGCTTCAGAAGGACTTGGGTGCTATCGAGCAGGCGTTTGACGGCGCGATGACCGTCACTGACGGCGCGGCTATCGGTGGCGGCGAGTACTCGGCCGAACGTTACCAGAAGTAAAGCATGACCCTCGCCGCCCACATAGACTTTGAAGGCGCTAGCACGACTGACCTTAAAAAGTCAGGCGTGTACCGCTATGCAGAAGACCCTAACACTCGGGTCTGGCTGTTTAGCTGGCGCATTGGCGGCGAGGATCAACCCGTGTTCCGCTGGCATCCCGGCGATCCGCCGCCAGTCGCGCTGCTTGACTGGATACGCAGCGGCGGTTGGGTGGTCGCGCACAATGCTGGCTTCGAGCGCACCATCTGGAACAAAGTCATCCGCGTTCGCTACTGCCCCGACTGGCCAGAGCTGAAGATTGAGCAGCAGACATGCACCATGGCGCGCGCTGCCAGCATGGCGCTGCCCATGGATCTTGATCGTCTTGGCGTCGTGCTTGGCACCAAGCAGCAGAAGGACGCCGCAGGCAGCCGACTGATGAAGCAGATGATGAAGCCTCGGCGCGTTGAGCCCGATGGCACCATTGTCTGGTGGGACGATGCCGACCGTATTGCTCGCCTCGGCGACTACTGCGACCAGGACGTACGGACGGAAGGCGAGGCCGACACTCTGCTGCCATGGCTGCCGTGGCCAGAGCAGCAGCTGTGGCAGCTGGACCAGCTCATAAACGATCGCGGCGTGCTGATCGATCTGGATTTTGTCAAGCTCGCTTGGGACATGGTGTCTGTCGCGCAGCAGCGCGCCGACAACGAGCTTGCGCAGCTGACCAACAACCAAGTTCGTAAGGTATCCGACACAGGTGGCATCAAAGCCTGGCTCAACTCGCGTGGCATCAACTGCGAGACGCTACGCAAAGGCGACCAGGAAGAACTGATTGCCATCTCTAGCCTGATGGACGACGCGTCAGCGGTGCGTGTGCTGGAGCTTCGTGCTACGGCTGGCAAGATCAGCGTCAAGAAGTTCGCAGCCTTCCTTGAATGCGTGTGCGAAGACGGTCGCGTGCGCGGCCTGCTGGCATTCTATGGCGCACACTCCGGCCGTTGGGCTGGCAGGCTTGTGCAGCCGCAGAACTTCCCGCGTGTCGACGCCGAGACGGAAGAGGTCTACGTCCAGTTCCTGTACGAAGTCATCATGACGGCGACAGATCTGGTCGACGCCTTTGACACGATCGAGCTGATAGGCCCGCCAAAGGACGCAGCTGGCAACCGTGTCGAAGGCCAGGCCACGTTGCCCTGGCTGTCGAAGGCGCTGCGTCGCTGCATCGTCGCCGAGAAAGGCAAGCGGCTGGTTGGCGGTGACTTCTCCAACATCGAAGGGCGCGTCAACGCCTGGCTGGCTGGCGAGCACTGGAAGCTGATAGCCTTCCGCGAGTACGACGAAGGCAAAGGCCCTGACCTATACAAGGTGGCATTCGGGAAGTCGTTTGGTATTGACATCCCCGACATAACCAAACCGCAACGCCAGATTGGCAAGGTGCAGGAACTTAGCTGTGGCTATCAAGGCGGCGTCGGTGCTTACGTGCAGATGACGCAGACGTACCTGATCAAGCTTGACAAGATCGTCGCGCAGGTTGAAGCGACCATTGATGCCAAGACATGGGACGAAGTGTCTGCCAAGTACCTAGGCGCTCGCGACAAGGCAGGGCTGGACCAGCGTACGTGGACGGCAATCAAGATCGTGGTGCTAGGCTGGCGGTCAGCGCACCCGGCAATTGTCGAAAGCTGGTGGGAGCTGCAAGACGCGGCTATCGCGGCGATCGACAGCCCCATGACCTACGTGCCCGTGTACGGCGGCAGGGTACACTACCTTAGCGATGGCAACTATCTCTATTGCTACCTGCCGAGCGGCCGGGTCTTGTCCTACGCCAAGCCCTTCGTGCACACCAAGAAGACGGAACAGATCTGGAATGGCATTCAGTGGATTGACACTGACGAGCTGTTCCCCGATGAAGTTGACCAGCTGATTGCGCTTGGGTCGAAGGTCAAGGTACAGACGCGCCGGCAGGCATGCTACTGGGGCGTCAACGAGAACAAGCAGTGGACCGTCATCTATATGTATGGCGGCTACCAGTGCGAGAACATCGTGCAGGCAGTGTCGCGTGACATCATGGTCGCAGCCATGTGGCGTGTCGAGCAAGCAGGCTACCCGCTGATACTGACAGTGCATGACGAGCTACTATCGGAAGTAATCAAAGGTTTTGGAAGCGCGCAACACTACGGGGAGCTGATGTCGATACCGCAGCCGTGGACAGACGGTCTGCCGATCGCAGTGTCAGCGTGGGAAGACGAGGCATACACGAAATGACACAAGCACAGCGCCTTACTGCGCTCTTCGACGAGCATGCAGATGGGGAAGACATCCTTATCTGTGACATCTATCCGCGTGTCATGAAGCGCGGCATGCCCGAGCCTGCCTGGCGAGCACAGCAGCAGCTCGGTAGCGTGATCTCGCGCCTCCATCGCGAGAACATCAAGAAGGGTGTAGGGCACCGCATCGTGCCCGGCGAGCGCAAGCAGAGCTACCGCCGCATTGTAGTGGTCTAGCCGTCATGGCAACTGTAGACGAGGCCATTGCGTGGGCACTGCGCGGCTTCCGTGTCTTCCCCTTGGAAGTCGGCAAGAAGACGCCTGCCCTCAAGAACTTCCCTACCATCGCAACCAAGGATGCCAATGTCATCCGTGGCTGGTGGAAGCCTGATGGGCTGCACGATCTCGACTACAACATAGGCGTGCTGACCACTGACATGATCGTGGTCGACATCGACACCAAGCAAGGCAAGCAAGGTCTGCGCAGCTGGACTGAGTTTGGCAGCCCGTTCGATACGCTGATTGTGCGCACACCCTCGGGTGGCTTTCACTGCTACTTCGACGGCCCCGACAGCATCGGCCGCATCGGCTTCCGCGACGGCCTGGATCTCCGATCGCACAACAACTACGTGGTCGCGCCAGGTTCTTTCGTCGTCGAGGAAGAGAAGGGCGTTGCCGGCTTCTACGAGATCCATCGGGAGGGCACGCCAGCCCGCGTGCCGCCGTCGCTGGCGGGAGAACTGCATGCGCCTGGCACCCGAGTAGCCAAAGACGATCTAGCCGAGTGGGACGCGCCCACAGCGATTGCCAACGCCTCGGCCTGGCTGCTCACAGCGCCGATCGCCACGGAGTACAGCGGCGGGGACGACACGACCTATCGGGTGGCATGCCGGCTCACCCGCGATTACGCGCTCACGATCGAGACAGCCTACCATCTCATGTGGACGCAGTGGAACGAACGCTGCTTGCCCCCATGGGACGGGCCGACGCTGTGGAAGAAGATCGAGAACGCTGACCAGTACGCCAGCGGCTCCACAGGCGCGGCCCGGCCGGAGATGACATTCGGCACCGAGGTAGACATCCCGTCGCCGTCAGCGCCCCCGGCTGCGGCCGGAACACTGGCTTGGGGCAATGCGCTCGACGGCATCGATATCCCCCTGCGCCCGTGGCTCGTCAAAGAGCTGCTAATGTACCAGTATATAACCGTGCTAATCGGCGGCGGTGGCATGGGCAAGTCCACCTTTACACTCGTGCTAGCCGCGCACATGGCTGTCGGCCAGTCCTTCATGGGCTATCCGGCCACCGCGCCGACGCGCAGTATTGTCTACAACGCCGAGGACGATCTGACCGAACAGAGCCGCAAGCTACTGGCTATCTGCCTGCTGTACAGGCTGGACTACTACGCGGTGCGCAAGAATATCCTGCTGATATCCAGCGAGGACTGGCCAATCACCTTTGCGTACAAGAGCAACAACCAAGTCATGATCAACGAGCCGCATATCAAAGCGCTGATCGACATGGCCAGAGACACTGACATTGGGATGGTCGGGCTTGACCCGGCAGTTGAGCTGCACAATCTCGACGAGAACAACCCAACTGACATGAAGTCTTTCATGTCCGTGTTGCGGCGTATCGCTCGCGAGGCCAACGTAGCAGTCGTGCTTGGCCACCACACCAGCAAGGGCGTGGCTGCCGACACTGGCAACGCAGAGAAATCGCGTGGCTCGACGGCCATCACCAACGCAGCGCGCATCGTGGCCATGCTTTCGCCGCCGACGAAAGAAGACATGGATGCACTGCGGCTGTTCACCATGCAAGGCAGCAGCTATGTGCGCCTTGATGTCGGCAAGATGCAGTTTGGCGAGCGCAGCAACAAGCCGCGCTGGCTGATGTGGCGTGGGCAGAAGACACCGAAGGGCGACGACATCGGTGTGCTGCTGCCTGCTGACCAAGTTATGCGTCAGGATGGCGAGAAGGAACGCACCACCCTGGCAGAGATCCTGCGCATGGCGATGCTCGAAGAGAACAAGGCCAGCATCAGCCTTAACGGTGCAGTCGAGCTGGTCATGAAGCATGAAGGCTACTCGCATGTGCCGCACTCCACCATGCGTGCGCACTTGCAGAAGGCGCTGTCACAGACAATCACGATGGGTAACGATGTGTTGATGCTACGGCGTGAGCTGCATGGCGTGACTGACAGGTTGACAATCGTGCTGACATCGCTTAATCAGCAGCTAGCAGACCCAACACCAGCCGCGACAACGGAGCAACAACATGAATGACGGCGTACTGTTTGTCTTTTGGCTGGTCTTTGTGTTGGTCATATGCGCAGGCGCGTTTGCAGCATGGCACAAAGGCGGCGAGAACCCGAACATGGCAGAGGCCAATGCCAAGACAAGCGTCGGCATCACGCAGAACGTGCTGGACGAGCACATGCGCCGGACGCCCGAGCACGTCCTGTCGGCCGAGGTCCTGGAAGAGCTGAAGCGGGCGCGGGCCAAGTTCCCGGCCGGCGACAACCCGACATTCGCGGCGCTTGTCGAGGAAGTGGGTGAGCTGGCCAAGGCGCTGTTTGAAGAGCCGCGATCGGCGGTGCGCAAGGAGGCTATTCAGGTGGCTGTCATGGCCATGCGCATCGTCCTGGACGGCGATGCGACCTACGAGCCGCTGCGCGCCGGCCGGGGCTTGGGCACGCTGATCAGTACGCTACCTGGCCTTTTGCCCAAGGGCACTTAAGGAACACGCCGGCTTCGTTGTTGCGCGCCTTCTGCGCCTGCGTCTCTACCGGATCTCCGTCGATCGGAGGCTGATAGGCGGCGACGGCGCAGAAGCGCGCAGCGCCCTTGGCGTCAGCCGGCGTCGTTACGATGATCGCGCCCTGCTTGGTCGCGCACCCGCTTAGCAGCACGCTCGCCAGCAAGAACAGCATCTGCTTCCGCTTCATGAATCATCGCTCCCGCATGGTCCGCTGCGCGGTTGTTGTCGATACGATTCCGATCCGCGCCTCGGCGGTAGGCAATGACGGGGAGTGCAGCCGCCATCACGCCTACCGCCGCGCGCCAGCCGAAGATGCGCAGCACACCCACGGCGACACCGATGGCCAGGGCGCTGACGCCCCAGGCCGTATGTGACAAGAAGAACTCCAGCACCGTGCTCATGCCGGCTGCACGTCAGCGTCTTCCGGGATCTCGGCGAATTCTTCGCCGCCCGTCGCCGTGACAGCATTCTTGGCCTTGCGCCCCTTCCACCACGAGTAGGCCAGGCTGACCACCAGGACGCCGGCACCCGCGATCGTCAGACCGATCAGCACCTTGTCGACGATCGACGTGCCGGCATAGGGCGCCAGCTGGTCCTTGGCCTGCCGGATGACTTCGGCCGCGCCACCGACGACGAGGCCACCGCCCGCCGTGCTCGTGCCCGTCTGCGCCTTCGCGGCCGGGACGCTGGTAGAGGGCGGCTCGGCCTTGGCGCTGCCGCCAGCGACCGCGACAGGCGCGGGGCCGACGCTGCCATTGGCCCATGCCTGGCCGATCTTGAGCAGGTTGCTGATGCGGGCAGTCCAGCCCTTCTGGTAATCCTTCCAGCCCTTGAAGCGCTTGAGCGATGCGAAGCGCGCCTTGAGGATCTGTGCGACAAGCATGTCATCGTCCATGTCGCGCGTCTCAAGAGCCTGCGCAGTCTGCAAGCCCCATACGCCGTCGATCTCGCCGGCATAGAGGCCGAACGACTTCAGCGCACTCTGGAGCCACTTGAGCGCCTGCTTGGGGCCGGAGTGGATAGCGCTGTCGAGCATGACGACATCCACGCCAACACGCAGCTTGTCGAAGCGCACAGCGTCGGCAAACTGCTTGCGATAGATGGCAGCAATCTCGTCCTCGCCGGCCTTGTACACGTCGCGGCGCACCAAGCCCATCTGGTCGCGATACGCGTTGTACGTGCGCTGCGTCACGCCACGCGACGTACGCCCGCCAGGGTCTTTCGGATCGTCGATGTCGCCGCCTTCATATACGCGCACCACCTTGTAGGATGCGGGCCAGTTTGCTGCGGTCATGGTCCCCGTCTCACTTCAGCTTGAGTTGCACAGTCGTCTTGACAGTCGCCAAGTCAGCACTGATGTCGCTGATCTTGGACAGGATGTCAGTATTCGTTTCGCGGATGGCACGGATGCTGTCGGACTGCGCGCCAATCCGGTCGTTCTGGATGGCGTCACTCTTCAGCAGCTCGTCGACCTTCGGACGGTATTCAGCAGAGCGCGCTTCCGACGCAGCAAGGCGCTGCTCGGTGCGTGCCTGAAAGCCTGCTTGGAACCAGACGAACGTTGCCACGGTTATCAAGAACATGGCCGTCTGGATCATCTGGCCGTAATTGATGCTCGGTACGATCGTCGGCTTGCGCATGGCTGAATTTCCTTGTTCGTGACGAACCATCAGCTAACCCCCGCGTACCGGATGCGCCTTCGTTATCACGAAACGGTGAACTGTGCTAGTCGGCCGAGGCCGGCGACATGACCCAATCAATCTGGTCAGGGTCAAGGCCCAACGCGGCAAGCATGGCAACGGTTTCAATGTCGTCGAAGTATACGCTTTCGACTGGCGCTACCCATCGGAAGAATGCCGCGCCGTTGCCAGGTGCCATCAGCAACGCCAAGGCCGCGTCGCCTAGGCCCATCGACGACAGCCGGTTGACGATCACCCACTTGGCCACGCGGCGGCGCTCGATCGGCTCGGCTATCAGGGTCTTGTAGACTGCGCCGGCTTCCTCGTCCCAACGAACTGCGTCCTCGGCCGGATCGACCATCTCGCCGGCCGGGATGTCGGCAGGTATCAGCGCCTGGTACAGCCCGAGTGCCACCTTGTCAGCATATGGCATGGTGAATTCGATGCTCAACGGGTACTGGATGTCGTTGATGCGCTCGCCGCGCCACGGTGCCAACCACTGGAAATATAGGGTCATGCTGTTTCCTTACCGTATAGCAAGCGTTGCCGCGACGTACGCATTGCTCGCGCTAAAGGTGAAAGTGCCAGGGTCTTCGCTCGCAGCCGTAACCTGCTTGGTGGCAATCGCGATGCTGTTGTTAGGCGACGTTGCGGTATTGATCTTCTGGTTGAGGTTGCTGTAGCCGGACGGTGCAGCACTGGCAGAAGCTCCGTTGATCATGCCAACGAAGGCAAGCACCAGCGTTTCTGCCACGCCAGTCATGGACACAGCAGACGGGTTAGGCGACGCCGACGACGCGCTAACGGGCGTAGACACGTCGACTGTTCCGTCATTGCAGCTGACGAGAGCGCATATCGCCGACCAGACAGATCCTGTGCTGATGGACAGGGAGATGTTAGCGCCTTCGGAGCCGTCGACGATCTTGTAGTACGCACCAACTCGCCGCAGGTTTCCCACGCCAACGGTATGCACCAGCTGCGTGAAACCTGCCGGCGTGTTCTGGCTGACCGACACCGTGCCGTTGGTGTTGGTTTCGAATATCAGCAGCATATCGCCAACAACCGCGCCAGCAGGCACGGGTATCGACAAGCTGCTGGCGCCCGGCGTAGAGGCTGTCGTAACGCCCTTCAAGTCGGGCGTAGCCTTCGCAGTCGCAGTCGCCATGTGCATATTCGGTGCGAAGCCAGGTAGCATTACTTCCAGTCCTTCGTGGGCGACAGGTACACTTTCGTGCTGCTGATAGCATCGTAGTAGATGCAGTCTTCAGCGCTAGCCGTGCCTGTCAGCGTAATGCCGGCACCCTTTTGCGTCTTCAGATTGCCGCTGACAGCCAGCGTGCGGCCACCCGTGGCGTCCTGCAAGCAGCGAATACGGCCCTTCTTGCCGGGCGTGACGTTGGTCGGGTTGCCAAGCGTGCGCGCGCCGCCGAGCGTGACAACGAAGTCATAGCCAGTCGACATGTCCCAAGTGATAGTGGCGGCATCCGTCAGCGTGACTTCCGACATAGCTGCCAGCAGCGCAGCGGTCGTGACGGCCACATTGCTGTTGGTGACAGCCTGGTATTCAGCCGTCGTGGCCAGCTCGACAACACCCGTGTAGGCCGTCGTGGCTGCCTGCTTGATAGCGTCGAAAGCGTTCGCAGCCGTCGTCTGCCCCGTACCACCTTCAGCGATAGTGACAGTCGTGCCAACAGACCAAGCACTAGCGCCGGTACGACGAGCGATACCTGTGCCGGCCAGCGCTTCAAGCGCCGCCAAGTCATCGGCCAAGGCAAACGTCATATCGCCAGCGATGCCGGCCGGGTTGGTGATGGTGATGCCAGCAGATGGGGCCACCATCGTGCGAGCGATCCACGAGCTTGTGGCGATGCGCGCAGCAAGGCCAGTCGTGGCCATGGCTTCGACCGCGCCAAGGTCGTTCTGCAAGCCGAGCTGGAACGAAGCTGCGCCACCGACAGTGTTGTTGGTGACGGCGATGCCCGCGCCTGGCGCAGCAAGCGCTACGCTCGTCACGGTGCCTACGTTGTTCGTGGCGTCGGCCGGGATGTTAGTAAGCTTGGTCCGCTCGGTGTCAGACAGGATCTTCTTGGTCGAAGTCTCGACCATGTTGCCCATGCTGAAGGCGTCGGCCGCTTTGTTGGTCGGGTCGTACGTCGCCTTGTTCATGTCGCCGGACGCGCCTGCCGGCGTGCCCCACGCATAGTCGTAGTTCGTGCTGCTGTTCTTCATCAAGTACTGGCCGGCACCGCCGCCAGTCAGGTTGGCAGCCGCCGTATTCAGCGCGCCGACAGCAGTCAGGGTGTTCGTATAGGCCAGCTCGGCAGCAGTCTTGGCTGCTTCGGCGGCAGTCTTGGCCGTGACAGCATCATTCTTCGCAGTCGTCGCCGTCGTAGCAGCCGTGCTAGCCGTCGTCGCCGAGCCGGCCGCAGCTGTCTGCGATGCAGCCGCAGCACCCTGCGAGGTAGCAGCGTCCGATGCGCTCGACGCGGCAGCCGAGGCGCTGGACGACGCTTCGCCCGCCTTGGTCGTAGCGGTGCTGGCTGCTGTGCCGGCCGTGGTGGCAGATCCGCTCGCGCTCGTAGCAGCCGTGTCAGCCGTCGTTGCCGAGCCCGCCGCAGCGGTGGCGCTGGACAAGGCTTCAGCGGCCTTGGTGGTAGCGGTAGCCGCGCTGTTGCTGGCGTTCGTGGCGCTCGTGCCAGCAGCCGTCGCCGCAGCCGCCGCGTTGCTCGCGCTGGTGGATGCCTCACCCGCCTTGGTCGTCGATGTCGTTGCGCTGTTGGCGGCATTGGTGGCGCTGGTGCTTGCAGCGCCCTCGCTGGTAGCCGCCGCAGACGCCGAGGCCGCAGCTGCCGCCACTGCCGTCGCCAGGTTCGCCGCGCTTGTGGCCGCAGCCGCCGCAGAGGCCGCAGCCGCCGACGCCGATCCGGCAGCAGCGCCCGCACTGGCGGAAGCCGCCGATGCCGAGCCGGCCGCAGCAGCCTGCGATGCCGCCGCAGCAGCCTGCGACACAGCAGCGGCCGCAGCCGACTGCGATGCCGTCAGCGTGTCGTCAACGCGGTGGTCGATTTCCTGGAAGCGCTGGATGCCACGGTAAAATTCGCGGGTGATAGCAGCCTTGCTATTCGCCTGCGTCTCGTCGAAGTCCGTGGAGTAGGGCAGCACACGGAACAGCTGGACTTTGTTGGCCTGGCTGTTCGCTGCCATCTTCGTCAGCAGCGACGGCAGCGGCCGGAAGATGAACGTCGAGTAGTCGCCAGTGTTGAGTGTCAGCGTATAGTCGGTATTCAGGATGGCAGGCAGCTGACTGTCGCCATAGGTAACAGTCAGCTCGCTTGCCGCATACAGCGGCATGTTCTGCGAGTAGTTAGTATTGGCTACAACACCAGCCAGCACAAGGTATGTGTTAAGGTTGCTGTAGCCCATATGCCACCTTTAAAGCTGCGGTGCTCGCTCGGGCGTACGATCGCCCGGCCTCCACCAATAGTCATTTCCGAAATCCCGTTGCTGGTTGTTAACACGGCGCTGACGCTTTTGGTAGATCTGCGGATCTGCCAATTCTTCCAATCGGTCCCATAGCGAGTGTTCCAGCGCCGCGCGGGCATACCAAATCGACGTACCGGGCGTGTAGCGCTTGGCGAACTGCACCGATCGCGCCAAGAAGTTGCCTTTCCACTGCTCGGCGCGGTCCATCGCGTCGAGCATGGCGAAGCTGGAGCCAAGTGCCAGATTGGCTGTGTCGGTGGCCAGGCCAAGCAGCGGGCCGGCTGCCGTCTCGCCCGCGCTGCCGCCAAACTGGTTGATGCCGGCGAAGAGCGTGTCGCCGAAGATCGACAACCCGCCGCCGCCGAGGATCGCCTTGCCCCAAAACGTGGCAGTGTTCATGGGCAGCGGATCGCGGCCCTTCGAGATCTCGCGCAGCTGCGTGCCAACAGCACCGACGAGCGTCATGGATGCCACCAGACCGCCGAGGAAGCCGACCCTGCCAACTGCGCTCTTGGATGTCAGTGCAAGTCGACCATAGATCATCGGCATACTGACAGCGAAGTTCTTGTACATGCTGACGGAGTGCATCATCAGCCCCATCATGGTGTCAGGCGACGTGGTGCCGCGCAGGTAGACTTGTGCTTCGATCGTGCTGTCAGGCACCATCATCCGGCTTTCCTGTAGCACCATGCCTTGGAACTTGCGGAACAGCTCCATCTCGTTGTGGTCCAGCAAATCGCTCGGCCGCAGGAACTTAGTGCCGTCACGCGGCGCGTAAGGCTGCACCAGCCCACGGAACTTGTCCCACTCTGCGCCCGTGATGCCGTAGCGCTTGAACACGCGTTCGTACTCGATGTCCTCCAGCTTCTTGCCAGCATCTCGTGCAAACATGCCAAGCATCTCTGCCTGCCCGCTCCAGCGCGCGGCGTCGGTGTGGCCAGACAGCATGGACGCGCGGATAACTGCGTCGGAGATGCGAGACGTGACGCCAGACGCCATAGCCGCGCCCGTCCAGCGCTGGTGCGCGATCAGCGACGAGATGGCGCTGTCCATCACAAAGCCGGACTGGAATGCCAGCTCACGCTGCAAGCCGCCGTCCAGCCCTGTTACCGTGGAGATGTAGCGACCGATGCCGCCAAACATGTCCATGCCGTTGAACGCCTTGACGGCAGCCGACTGCACGAAGTCGCCAGGGATGGCCAGCACAGAGGCCGAGCCGAGCTGCGCGGCGATCAGCAGGTTGGACGTAGCCTTGACGCTATGCCCGAGGAAGCTGTTGGGGTCCATCGCGACTTGACGCGTGGCGACGGCCCACATGGGGTCAAGCTTGTTCTTGACGATGGCAGCCACGTCAGCAGGTGCCTGCCCGCCGATGTCAGCCGCAGCCCGTGTCATCTGTGCTACGAGGTTCTTGTAGGCCAAGTCGGGGTTACGGCCGAACAGCTTGACGGTGGCGATCTGGTTCGCCATCTCTTCGATATGCCCGAACATGACATCGATAGCGTTGCCATCGCCGTACGCCTCGTGCATGGCAGACCAAGCTTCGCCGTCCTTGTAGCGCAGAAAGCGGTGCTGATCGACCTTGTTGCCGAATGCCGTGCCGACGCCACGCGCTGCTGCCGGATCGATCTTGTTGGCACCGTCTGTCGTCAGCGTGTTGTAGACTTGCTCCAGCACCTTCATGCGCTGGTCAGGCGCGATCGGCGAGCCGTCAGGCCAGCGCATCTTGTTCCAGTCCAGCCAGCCCATGGTGTCTTTCGACCACTTGTCAAAGCCGGCCTTCATGAGCCTGACAGACGACTGCCGCTGCGGCAGCGCGAAGTCTTCCAACTCGTTGATGGCACCGCCAGCAGCACGGAACATCTGGATGTACAGCCGCTGCGTCTTCTTGTACGCGGTGGCCAGCTCGCCTGCCAGCTTGTCGCCGGTTGCCTGCCCGTGCGTCTCCAGCACAAAGTTGCTCTCATGGGCTCGGCCGCGCTGCACGCCAAACCAGCCCTTGGTGAACTTGTCGAGCACGTCGCCGAACGAGCGGTACAGCACGCCGCGCGTGATCTCGACTTCGGTGCTGTGGTTGGCCCCGCCGATACGCGGATCACCTTCGACGAAGGACGTGCCAGCGCGAGCGATCGCCGTGCCGGCCGAGCCCTTCTTACCGTCCAGCACGAACAGCGACGTATCGAGATCCTTGGCCCTGCTGATGCGATCGGCGAAGGACGCCTGCACCGATAGCATCTTTGCTGCCGCGTGCGCCTTGTCCTTCGTCGCCTGTCCGATCTCGCCAAGCGTGCGTGCCATAGCAGCAGACGACGCGTCTGTTGGCGACATGCCGCCAGCCTCGAAGCCGTCAGCCAAGCCGTTGAAGCGGTCAAGGATCTCGCCTTTCCGCTTGGTGCCGAAGCCACGCTTGACGCTGAAATCGGTTATGCAGTCGGTGAAGGACTTCCGGTTGAACATGCTATCACTGCTTTCTGCGCTTCAAAGTCGTGGTCAAGATCTTCGAGATACTGCCGTGCTGTCATCTCGCGTTCGGCACCATTGCTGTCTAGCGCTATCAGCTTGGTCTTGTCGAGATCCAGCTCTACGGTCTTGCCGTCTATGTCGACGTTCATCTTGCCGCTTGCCAGCGCTGGCTTGGTCAGCTGCTCGAATGCCTTCAGACCATCGTCGATGTCCTTCAGGCTTTCGCTGTAGATCTTGTTGAGCGCGTCGGTCACGTCGCCGCCCTCCGGCACTTCCACGTCCGGCCGGGTAGCCAGCACGGGGATGTCGTCTCGCATGCTGCGCGGCGCGACCGGCTCGGGCTGGTCAGCCGTCTTGCCTGCTTTGGGCAGATCGCCGTACTCGGGCAGCCAGGGCTTGGCAGTGGGGGAGCCCGCTTCGACCATCTTACCGATCGCTGCACGGTGCGTCTCGTCCAGCGCCCACTGCCCGCGCGCACGAGCATAGGCGCGGCTGACAGGCTCGGCCATGTCACGCATACGCTGGTCAGCTTCCTGCACCTTCTGCCGGGAAGTCGTCATGTCGGGGCTGTCGCCCTGGCGTGCGTTCGCGTACTCGATATCGATCTGCTCTTGCAGCGCTCCAATGCGGTCAGCATACTTCTTGACGTTGCGCTTGGTGGCACCTTCCGACTTGGCCTGCAACGCGTCGATCTGCTCTTGCAGCGGTGCCACAGCTTCACGCGCCTGCATATCGCGTGCTGCCGTGTTGGCCTCCAGCTCTGCTCGTGCACCGTCTCGCTGCGCAGCGTACTTGTCGTAGACACGGAACGTGTCAGGATCTATCTGCCGCGCCAAGTCGTCGGCCGACTGCTCGGCAACCTTGTACTTGGGCGCGTTGTCAAACGCCACTTTCTCGGGCAGCGCCGTGTCCATGAACGTGCGCGGGTCGGGCGGCACCCACTCGTAGGGCTTGGGGCTGTCCCAGCGGTCCAGCTGCGACGTGACATAGCCCACGTCGTCAGCGACGCGCGATGCCCCGAGGCGGGTCTTTCCCAGCTCGGTCCGGGCCGCGATGCTCTCGACGGCATTTGGCATCCGTGCCACAGGCGCTGGAGCCACCGTAGGATCAACAGGCGCAGCCGCTGGCGTCGGTTCGGGCGGTGCCTTGGCATCCGGGCTGTCCTGGAACCAGCGCAGCCCTGCGCGCCGCCCTGCGCGGCGGATGCCGGCGCCGAGCACTTCGCCCGCGCCCTGGAACGCGGCACCGCCGAGAACAGCCGCTCCGACCGCGCCGGCCGCGTTGCCCGCGCCGTAGTCGAGGCCGAGCCGGCGACGGTTGTCCTGGACGCCTGTCGCCTGGTTGATGACTTCAGTCACGCCCTGGCCAGCTGCCTGCATGCCCATGCGGCCGAGCACCGTCTTGGCCCCGAAGCCGACTGGAGCTGTGACGAAGTTGAGCGGGTCCGTGCGCGGGTCCATGCCAGCCAGCATGCCGCCGACGAAGCCGCCAACCGATCCACCGAATGTCGTCTCAGTGTTGGCGTAGTCGCGCTCTGCCTGCTGTGCCTTGGCCTTGATGCCTTCGAACATCTGGCGGCGCGTCTTCAGCCCCAAGTTGGGATGCGCCTTCGCCATCTCTTCGATCTGCTTGTCAGACTTGTCGAGATAGCTGCCAATCTCGTCAGCGTTGCCGTCGACGATCGCCGTGGCAAGCCTGTCATAGCGATCGTAGATGCCACGGCCAAAGCCGGGCACAAGGCCAAGCACGCTCGGCCCGTCGTTCATCGCCGTTGCGGCTTCCGGGTCTGTCTCCAGCGTGTTGTACACGACGCCGGCTGCCTTGGCTTTACGCGCCTGGTCAGCGTCCTCGTTGGCGAGGTAGTACGTGATAGCATTGCGGGACGACGCACGCGCCTGCGCTTCGTACGATATGTCGAAGCTGCGCATAAAGCCTGCGCGCGGCGCGTACGACGCGTCGCCAGGGCCGGCGGTGTAGTAGTCCTTGTTGGGCTCGCTCTGGAAGCTCATCACTGTTCCTCGGGCATGGGCGGCGGCGACAGCGTGCGGCCTTCGCCGCGCAAGAAGCTGTCGAAGTCATTGCGGATGCGCTCGGCTGCCTCGGGATACTTCTGCGCCCATGCCTCTTTGCGGGCTTCCTGGAACGCAGCAGTACCGAATGTCGACGGCAGGTCGTCCTGCGTGCCAGCCTGGCCGTAGAGCGTGCCAGCGTCCAGCGGCGGCTGCCGGGCTGCTATCTCTTTCAGCTCGCGAGGGTCCGGCGTGAAGATGTAGCGATCGGCCAGACCGTCAGGACGAATGCCAGTGATGGCATAGCCGTCTGCCATGCGCACCATGTACTGCCCGCCGCCGATGGCTTCGAACTTGCCTTCGGCCGACAGCTCTTCAGGCGGGATGGGCTTGCCATCGCCGTAAGCGGGCGGCTTGCCGTTCAACGACATAGCCGCCCACTCTTGGGCAGACATCTTGTCGATAGCAGCGTCAAATTCATCAGCCTTCACGCCTGGCGGCAACACGGTCTTCTGGCCATTGACCACACCAAGGTTGCCACCCATGACGGCTTGAACCGACTTAGCGAAGTTGGCGTCGCTAAACTGCGTACCGCGAGCTGCCTGCGTTTCCATGAAGTGCGCGACGGACGCAGCGTACGCCTGCCCGCTAGCGCGCGGGCTGCCTACAAGAGCAGTTCCAACTGCTCCGGCGAATGCTCGCTGCAACTGATTGTCGTCGGCACCGATAAGGCCACGGCTTTTCGGGTCTTGATCAAGCCGCGTCTGCCCGCGAATGATGTCCGCCGCAACGTCTCTCTGACCACCGTCAAAAGCGACGCCAGCCGCCCACTCAAGCGTTTGGTCCTGCGCACCGATTTGCTTGTACGCAGCGCGTGACATCTCGGGACCGAGGCCCTGGAACTGCTGAAGAATGTCAAGACGCTGTGACGCATCACCATTGCGATACTGCTCCACATAGCTCGCTGCCTCGTCTTTCGTGAGTGGTGTCGCCGCGTCCTTGGGGATGTTGTAGTAGTCGGCGACCATCATGGCCTGCTGGCCACGCTGCTGCATCGACTGCGCGTCGCTAAGCGGCACAACCTGGATGGTGCCAACGTTGCCAGCGTAGCCGATCATGTCGTCCTTCAGGCCGCTTTCCTGCGACTTGATGACATCGGTGTATGCGTCGTGCTTGATGCGGTCCTCGGCCGACATCTCACCAGCCGGCGTGCTGGTCGGGCTGCTGCCCATGCGGGTGCGGAACTTGGCGGCGCTGTCAGCGAGCCCGCGCCAAGTCGTGCTAAGGCCCTTACGGATACGCTCGGTTTCGCCGCCCTGAATGTCGGCCAGCAGATTGCGGCCCGTGTTGGACTTGTAGTCTTCCTGCGCCAGCCACCACGCTGCCTTGTCCTGCGACGCCGGGCTGAAGTCGGTCAGGCCAAGCGCCTTGGCTGCTCGGTCCCAAGTGCCCTTGACGAACTGGTAGCGGCCAGCAGCCGTGCTCGCACCGCCAGAGCCCGTGCGACGCGGATGGTCAGCGAAGGACGAAAACTTCTCGCCGCCGTTCATGACGTTGTAGCCGGGGCTCTCCGTCGAGGCGATGGCATTCAGCAGCAGGTTGGCTTCGGGCGGCAGCTCTGCGTTGTTCACAGGCGTGCGCGCGTCGCGGATCGCGCGTACCTGCGCAGCCGGCAGGCCAACGACATCCTTGTACACGCCCTGCTTGGTCAGCAGCTCGGCGAAGTCCTTCTGCTCGGCCGGCGTGCCAAAGTTCGAAATCAGCGGGTAGGCTGCCTTCAGCTCTTCAGTCGGAATGCGCATGGTCGGGTCTTTCGACCGTTCCTTCAGCCCGCTGACGATAGACGAGACTTCGGCACGCTGCTTGGTGCCGATCTTGGCAGCCTGCGTGTCGACGCTATCGATCAACCGCCCGTACTGGTCGGAGCGGATAGCCGACTGCCACTTGTCGTCGCCAAGTTCCTTCTTGACCGCCGCCAGCTGCTCGACCGACGTAGCGCCGTCGATCATGGCTTCAAAGCGATTGCGGGCCAGCTCCGACTGGAATACCTGCTTGCCCTGCTCGCGCGTCTGGTTGGGCATCGTCGGCGCGTTGTCAATCGACGCGTAGCCATCGGCCAGCGCCTTGTCGTACTGCGACGGGTCCATGCGCACGCGGTTGTACACCGTGCTAAGCGCGTTGTTCGTCGAGTTGGCAGACTGGTCAACCTTCGCCTTGAATTCGAAGTTGGCATTCGACTGCATTTGGTCGGGCAGTCGGGATGTCAGGCGCGTCTTCACCTGCTCGCGCGTCTTCGGGTCGGAGATGTTGTCGACGTACTTGCGCACGCTGTCGAGGTAGTCAACCCGGCCATCACGCGTGAAGTTCTCTGCGCCGGCCGGCGCTTCGAGCCGGCGCTGCAAATCGCGCTCGCTGTAGTCGAAGCCAGACACGCTGTCCGCGATATCCTGCGCGCGCTTCCGATCTTCGACCTGGCGCAGCTCGCCGCCGATGCCGGCCACCGCACCGCCAAGCATCTGAAGCGCCTGCGCGCCCTGCGCGCCGAACGCGGCCGGCGAAGCCGAGGTATCGGGAATGCCAGTGATCGAAGAGCGCCGGCCGTTGTAGAGGGGGATATTGCCCATAGTGTTCCCTTATGCAGTCGCCATGCTGCTGTAAGCGCTCGACAGCGAGCTACCGGCCGTGCTCAAGAAAGCGCCTGCTGCCGACAGAGGCGCTGACGCACGAGCGTTCTTGGCAGTGTATGTCGCCATCTTCGCTTCGTCAGCGTAGCCCATGGAGCGCAGCTTGCTGCTGTACTTGATCTTCTGTGCGTCGTATTCCATCTCGGCCGACTGGTCTTCGATAACGTCCAGCGGTGATCCGGCGATGTCGATGCCAGAGGCACCATAGGCCACACGCATGCTTGCCAGGCGCTTCCGGTTCTCGGCGCGGGCATCCTCGAATTCAGAGTAGCCTTGATTGAGCGCGATGCTCTCGTTGCGCTTGGCGACAGCTGCTTGGTAGTCTGCCGCCTTGGCAGCCGACTGCGCTTGCGCGTATGCTCCGATACCGCTGATAACGCCGCCGATAAGGCCGACTACAACCGCCATGACTGCCTCGCGTATAGATAGCCGACTTTGCCGTCAGCGTAGAAGCCAGTCATGCCATGTGGCGTTTCGAGCTTGAAGCCAAGCGCTCGCGCCCACTTGCGGCCGGCCATGAAATCTTCGTGCACAACCATCTCGACGCGACTTGGCGGAAGCTGCTCGATCGCCAACCGTACGCGCCGGGTTATCGGCAGCATGTAGTCAGTGGCGTCAGACGACAGCAGCGCCCAACCTTCGTATCGGTGGCCCCATATCGGCCGCAGGCCGCAGATGCCAACACACTTAGAGCCTACCCAACCAGATACCGGGTCGCTCTCTTCTATGTACGTCTGCATGCCGGGCTGAAGCATTGCTTCCCACTCGGCACGCTGTTCTGGTTGCGGGGTGATGTACCGGACGTGCTCCGGGTATCCCCGCTCAAAACGAATGCGCTGCACCGCTTATCCGTCCTTCACGTTGTCCACTGGCAACAGAGCTACCATGTTCAACGGGTACGGATCAATCTGCCGGAACAAAAGACTTGCCCGCCGCCCGCCGCCGCTCTCCAGCGTCTGCCGAGCAGTAAAGCCAGTAAACAGCTTGGGCTGTTCCATGACAGAGTAATCTTCGCGGTACTGGATGTCGTCCCAAGAAACTACAGGCAAGGTGTCGTCGTCAATATCACGGTCTTCCTGGTACTTGCCAATCTGACCGCCGAGCGACTGCCACACCATGGGCACGACGTTGTTGAGATCCTTCGACTTGCCGAGTGCTGTGCCGTCTGCCGCGCCGACTTCAAACGCACTCGTCTCGCCGAGGCTTTCGTAGGCCAGGCCGATAAGCACGTTGATGTTTCCAGCGCCGTCTGGCAGGTAGGGCAGATCCACCTTCTTGCCACTGACTGTCGCCTTGAACTTGACGCCGTTGACCAGGCCAATCACTTCCCGGCCTTCTAGATGGCCAAGGTTGTAGATGGTGCCAGTCTTCGGCCCCTTGTAGCGCAGCGCGCAGTCAGCATAGTGCGCGGTGTCCAGTGTGTCGCCAAAGTCAAAGAACGGCTGCATGCGCTCGACATAGCGTCGCGTAGCACCGTTGACGACACGCTCGGTTATGAGCCAGAGCAAATCCTGCTTGTTGTTGTCGACTGACGGCACGACAGTCATACTCAAGACCTTAGCGCCGGCAAAGTCATGCGTATGCCAGCCAATGACACTCTCTTCGCGGTTGTAGGTGAGGCCGGTCATGCTACCGTCCTCCCGCATCACCCAAGCAATGCTATGGGGCTCGGACTGGAATACGATACGGCTGAAGCCAGGCACGCCAAGATGCGACGCATAGAGCGACATGGACGGGGCGCGGTAGCCATCGACTTCGTACACGAACGCCAGCTCTCGCACCGATCGGCCGGACTGGTGGATGCCGAGGATCTGCGCATCAACCTGCACAACATCCGTATCGGCCCAACCGCGATTGGTGGTCGACCGCGCCTTGATGTTGACGGCGGTCAGGCCAGCCTGATTGTCGGGGGCGCGCACGGTGAAGACAGTCGTACCTGTGCCGATCAGCAGCCCGCGATCGTCGTTGGCCAGCCAGCGGATGCGGGACATGCGGCGGTGCGTGCAGCGGAACACCACGGCGTTGTTGTCGTCGACACTGCCATCAGGGTTCTGCTGCGTGAAGTCCTCATAGGCCCCGGTGCGCGAGCCGGCGATAAGATCCGGGACCTCCTTGCTGCCGCCCATCCACAGACGGTCTTCGAAGAACACGCCGCAGACAGGCCAGCCGGTCGTGTCCGACCAGTGGCCAAGCCGCCACTGCAAGATGGGCTGCGTGTCGGGAAGCGGATCATGCAACGACACGGCCTTGACCACCGTCGAGCTTGTCACCGCAGTGATGCGCATTGGACGCCAGCGCTGGTCAGAGCCCTTGATGCGCAGCAGCCGGCCAACATCCGTCGATTTGAAGCCCTCGTCGCCGTTTATGTCCGTGATAGCACTCGCAGTAAACGTGATCTCGGCCGGCGTCTTGTCGCGAAACGCCAGGTTGGATATGCGCATGGAGATGGTGCCATTGCGCAGCAGCGCATTGACTGTCAGCCTGTAACGGGAGTATGCCACATTGTTGTTGAATTCGATAAGCACCGAGCGCCTGCCGGTCCACTCGGAATACTCATTCTGCTGGTCGAGCAAGACGTAGTTAGTGCCATCGTAGCCTTCCAGCTTGAAGTTAGCTGGGGCTCGGTCTTTGTTGGAGTAGTCAGTGTCGCTGTTGACAGCACCGATATTGATCACATAGCCATTGAACACACGCGGCGTGGGCAGCTGGATCTCAAGGCTCCCGGTTTGGTCCGTGGACGGACGCCAGTTGGTGTCGTACGGATCGCCGTCGAATGCCCGCCATCCAAACAGGCTATCTCGCACGCCACTATCGACAACAGTCCAGCCCGCAGGCGTACTGTAGCCCGTCATGACGGGGATGGTGCTGCCCCGGACATTTGGCGTAAGGCGGGTGCCATTCCTGTCAGCGACTGGCATGTACGGGCCGTCGATAAAGTCGATAGCCTCCAGCGTCCAGTTGTACGCGCCTTTGCGGGAAAGTCGATACGGACGATAGCCGTAGCAAAACAAGTAGACGACTTCCAGCTGCTGCGCATAGCGGATGTTCTCGACATCGGCTTGCGCGTACGGCGTGACGATATGGTAGACACGGCCAGCGGTCGGGCCAGTGACAGCGCCGACTACGCCAGGGTACACGATGTCGAGGGTGTAGTTGTTGCCGGCTACCGCCGTCACCTTGGCAACAGTGCCCTCAATGCTGAAGTTGGCAGGGAACGCAGACAGGGCAACCTGGTCGCCAACGGCAGCAGCCAAGCCAGCCGCTGTGATGATCATAGGGCTAACCTGTGTCACCGCCGTGATCGCAACGGGTGTGTACGTCTGGATGCCATTGTCGTTGAAGATGCGCATGCGCAGGTCGCCGAATTCAAGCACGTTGGCCTGCTCTTCGGAGAAGATGAACGGCAACAGCGCGCTCATCTTCGCTTCGTCGTAGATCGGCACCATCATCTGCGTGCCAGATCGACGGATGGCAGGCCCCTGCGGCGAGCAGATGTAGTTCTTGAGCTGCCGCATACTGCCGGGATAGCGCTCTATGTCGACGCGGCCTTCAGCCAGCGGCGAGAACACGCCGCCATTGAACGTGTTCCGCAGCGGTGAAACTCGCGACATTTAGTACACTCCCGGGTATAGCCTTGACACAATCATGTCGTCGTCTTCGTCGAGCGTCTTCGTGTCCTCGGGACCGATGACGAATGCGTTGGTTCGGCCTGCCGTGTTGAGCGCTTCAGCGTACGCAGCTCGTGCGCGCTGGTAAGCAGCCTCTGGCTTGTCGGCCTTGCCTGCCATCTCTTTCGCTACGCGCGCCGACAGCACTGCGCAGAAGAGATCGTCAAGCTCGCCTTCCGGCACATTCAGGATGGCGTCCACTGCCAGGCTCGGCTGCCGGGACCAGATAAGCTGCCGCTTCTGCTGCCACTCGCTGTTCTTCTCGCGGATGATGCGCAACACGTCGCCCGGCACATGATAGCGGTATGGCAGGCTGCTGCCCTGCACCGTCTCGGCCAAGGCGAGGGTCAAGGTGTCCGTCGCGCACACCCAGCGCCGGACGGTCAGCTCTTGGCGCTTCCACGCCGCATAGCCCTGGTCTTCGGCCAGCGATCGCTCGACCGCAGACGACGGCGGCGTGATGGAACGAATAGGGGCTACGCTGATGATGCCGAGCCCGGCATTGATGATACCAAGTGCCGTGCCGCCCATAGCGTAACCCCTTGTCGTAGTCGACTGTCAGCTTACTCGACGGCGTAGAGCAGCACGCCTTCCAGCGTGGCCGCTGCCGGGATGGTGCCGCCAGTCACGGTGCCGAAGAGCTTGATGCCGCCCGTCGAGTAGAAGTCGTACTTGACGGTCAGCGCCGGCCCCCAGGCATTGGCAATCGCGGCGTTGGCCGAGATGTCCAGACCCGTCGAGAAGGCGTCGTCGTCCTCGGCGATGTCCGGCGTGCCAACCGGGTTGGCAGACGGGCTGGAGCGGTAAGCGTGATGGCCGATCTTGAGCACGCGGGAAGCGCCGAATGCCGACGAAACCAGCTTGCCAAGATGCGGGAACACGCGCACCGCGCCGGGCGGAAGCTCGCCAAGCTCGACGGTCGAAGTGGCGTCCAGCGCAACAGCGCCGTTGACGATCTTGAAATACAGCTCACGCAGCTTTGCGTAGCTGTCGATGGGCCGCTTGCGGTAGCCGTCCGCAGCCCACGTCGGGTAGAGTACACCAGTGGCCATGGCCATTCGTCCTTCTGTTGAGCAGTCAGGCAGTAAGTGCGTCGATTACTCGACGCACTCGACCTTGAACACCTTGTTCTCTTCGAGGCGCGTTGCGCCTGCCGTGAACGTGGCGTGGATCTGCTTGATGTTGTTCTTGTCAGGACGGTTGTTGATCGTGATCACCATGTCCTGCCACTGGCCGTAGTGCATGCCATCCGGCACCCAAGCAGGGCATTCGCGGATGAACATGGACGTATCCATGTGGGACGGGATAGCGTCATCGCCGTAGTCTTCGTACGGGATGAACACAAAGCCCATGAAGCTGCCAACTTCGCCGTCGACCAGCGGCTTGATGGCGTTGTAGTCGGACGACGTGACAGCCACTTCGCCAAGAAGATCGTCGATCTCTTCGGCAGTGGTGGCGATCATCGGCCGCTGCGTGCGCAGGTCAACATGCCGCTTCTTGATCAGCTTGCGCAGCGAACGCAGCTTGGCGACGGTCATGCCGGTGCCGCCATGCACGACGGTATTGGCCGACAGGAACGGCGTCAGCGTGGTGCCGTCCTTGCCGGTGCGCGCGTTGGCGAAGAATTGCTGCATGATGATGTTGTCCATCTTGCGGGCAGCTGCTTCGCGGAAACGATCGACATACGGCGAAGTCGGGTCGTAGATCATCTTGAGCGTGTCGAGACGGTCGACCAGCACGGCAACGTCATATTCCTTGCCGCTGATCCAGCGCTGCGTGTGCTCCAGCTCGGTCAGCTTGGTGTCACCATACGGCGTGTCGCGTTCGATGAATTCGACCGGACCGATGAAGTTGACAACCTGGACCTTTTCGCCGGAGTAGGAGCCGCGCGAAACCAGAGCGCCGAGGATGCCACCCTGCTTGGCGAGCGCAGCGCGCACGTTGGCAGTGTACATCTTCACGTAGTGCTCGGGCACCGAATAGGTGGCGATACTTTCAGTCATGGGAACACCCTGTGTAGTTGGGTCAAACCGGATATCAAGTTGCCGGTGTCGGGTGTTCGCTGCTGCGGCCGACGAATGGGGCCAGAAGGTTTAATCCGGCCCCATCCGAGTAGCATCACGGACGTGTTATCGTCAAGTGACGGAGTGCAGTCGTAGCATCCGTTCTACCGCGTCTTTGTGGCCAGGGTGCATGTTGTTGCCATAAGCCTGCATGAAGGTCGCGTCGCTCTGAAGCTCTGCGATCTTTGCCTGCGCCTGCGCGGCGTTCAAGCCGGCTTCCGTGCCGCCAGCGCCGGTGTTGCCTGCGCCAGGTACGCGGCCCTCGCCGCCCGCCAGCTTGCCGATGGTGGCAAGCAGCTTGACGAGGGGCGCTGCGCCGATATGCGCTTCGACGGCAGCCATGTCTGCTGCGCCGAAGCCCTTGGCCTCCAGCGACTGCAAGACACGCTGGCCGGCCGCGCGGTTGGGCTCCAGCTCGGCACCCCAACTGGTTTCGAGATCCGCCAGCGCCTTGTTGTTGGCTGCCTGGTACTCGGTAGTGCCCTCGGTGGCCAGCTTGCCGTTGAAGGTGTTCCACTCGGCTGCCATCTCGGCGGCTGCCTTGGGCGACAGGCCGAACTTGAACGCCAAGTTCTTGCCGAACTCGACCATGCGCGGGTCAGCGTTGTCGCCCCAAGGAACTTCCTTGTAGCCGTCGATCGTCTCGGGCCGGCCGAGTTTCTTCTGGAATGCGTCGATCTGCTCGGGCGTCGCGTTCTCGGGTAGCGGCTCGATCAGCTTGTCAGCGTTGTTGAACTGCTTGTTGAGCGCATAGTAGCTGTCGGCCACGACGGTCGGATTGTCGTAATTCTTGCTGCGCATCAGCTCTTTGGTCGGGCCGTCCGGCAGCGCCTCATACCAAGGCTTGCCCTCCATCTGCCAGCTGCCCTGCACGTTGCCCCACGGCAACTGCGGGGTGCCGCCAGCAGGCGGGCCAGTCGGCGGCGGGGCGACAGGCGGTGTGCCAGGCGTCGGCGGGGCGACAGGCGGTGTGCCAGGCGTCGGCGGTACAGGTGGAGCTGCGCCACCACCGTCGCTCGGCGCGCGCATTGCCCTAGCCCACAGGCTATTGCTAGCGAAGCGGTATTCGAACATTGGTGCTATTCCTTCTCAGTGTATCGCATGACAAGATCGTCAAGCGACAGTTCGGTGAAGTCTCGTATGCGGTAGAAGACTTCCTGCCTGCCGATCAGGATGTCATTGACACGCCTGTCGGGATCGTACGCGGCTTGGTCGCCACGGCAGAATGCACGAAGATCCTCCAGCACATACGCCAAGTCGCCGGGTGTCGGCACTCCCTTGAACAGCCTTGAGTAGGCCCCCTTTCGTGCGCGGATGACAGATATCTGCCGCTCGTTGTCAGCAGCCACCAGCACGTTAGCACGGCGGATGGCTACTTGCTCTTCCTCCGGGTCGACATACACGTCGTCCGGCTCGATGATCATATCGTCGGGCATGCTGCGAATGCCTTCCTTACGCTGCCTTGTTCGGTTTCATCATGCTGGTGACGACGGAGGCTGCCGGAGCAGCAACCTTCGCCATCATCTCGGTCTGCTGCTGGTCCTTGATATTCTCGTCGGCAGCAGCAACTTCGTCCGGCGTCGCCATCCAGCGTGCCGGCACGCTCATGTGCTCGGCCAACTCGGGCAATGCCACGTCAAGGTTGTAGTGCTTGAACACGCTCGGGTCTTGCGTGACGTTGGCGATCTGGCCGGAGATCTCCAGCATACGCATGAAGCCTGCGTCTTCCTCGGCTGTCAGGCCGCGCGCCATCGGCGACGTGAACTGTAGCTCGTACTCGCCGTTGGCCTCGATCAGCTCGGGCGGCATCTCAGGCAACCTGTGCGGCGCATACTCAGTGACGAGATCGATCTCGCGCTGAAGCCAGGGGCCGAGATCTTCTGCCTGGCACTCGCCCATGGTCGGGGCAAGCAGCGCTGTCTTCTGTGCGATCAGCTCGACTGCCACGGTGGCTTTCATGTCGGGCTGGTCTTCGAGGATCTTGAAGATGGTGACGTAGAAGCTGTCTTCAACGTCGGAGCGATCGTCGGCCAGGATCTCCTTGGACGGGTTGAAGTTGCCGCCATGGTCCAGCGCACGCACCAGCATGCGGCCTTCGCGATCGACGCCGCCATAGTTGATGCGGCCCGGCCGGTTGTCGAAGCGGTTGCCAAGCACGCCGTCGTCATTGGCCAGCAAGACAGGATCGATAGCTTTCTGCCCTGACTTGATGATGCTTTTCTTTGTGGCCGATGCGCCGCCCATAGCCGGTAGAGCACGCATAGCCGGGCTGGTGCCATAGATGTCGCCAGCTTCCAGCCCGGTACGGGCGCAGCTAAGCGGCATGCTACGGTAGCCTTGCTCGCCACCGACGTACTCTTTCGACTTGATGCAGATGAACACACCACGTACCGGATGCCGGCGAATGTCGATGGCATGCTCGTCGTAGTCGTTCGTGTCGGCATAGTACGCCATCTGCACGAATTCGTAGTAGTCTTCGCTCGGCCCGCCAGGCTTGGCCAGCTCGTCAGCAATGTGCTTCGGCGGCGTGTCGTCGGGAAAGAACTTCTTGAACTGCCGAGCCTTCAGGTAGAAGCGCCAGAAGATCGTGTCGATACGATCGTCATTGTCGACGCAGATAAACACGTCGCGCAGCGGCATAGCCTTGTAGGCAAAGCCGCCTGTCATACGGCCAGGCCCCTTGCGCCAACCGATGCGCGCCGGCATGCAGCCATACATGCCGTTGCTGCCGTACATCTGGCCGCGCGTCTGCACAAAGCGTGCGCTGTAATCGTAGCGCAGCTGGAACATGGTGTTGGTCAGATCGTCGTAGTACTTCCTGACATCGTAGATCTTCATCAGATCCTTGTTGCTGGAACGGTACTTGACCCATCGCATGCCATCAGGCGTAAGCATGCGCTGGATGATTGACTGGTACTTCGGCAGGCTTCGCATGCCAGTGCTGTCGAAGTTGCCCCCGCCAGCAGTCTGCCCCAGCACCGTCAATTGCGTGTTGAGCGGCCGGCCGGCTGACTGCCATGCAGCCTTGGACCGCCCGCCCATGAACGACGACACCGCACGCCAGTCACTCTCGAAGGGCGTGCGGTCTGCCTGCGCTTCGTTGTATCGCCGGATGGCGTAGTCGATGTCGGGAGCAGCCATGCTTACATTCCTGCCGTTGCGCCGCCGAGGAACTTGGTAGCAGCACTGGACACCGAACCGGCACCCTTGCCGCCAGTGAAGAACGTCTGCGACTGGCTGCCGCCATACGCCTTGCGCCGGTCCTTCTCGGCCTGCGCCTGCACTTCCGTGTCGGAGCGCTCGGGCGGCGGCGGGGCCGGGTCGGGCTTTGGCGGGGACTTGAACATGCCACCCATGGCGTATCTCCTAGTAGCTGATGACATCGTAATCCATGACCGTCTGCGACCGGGACTGCTCGCCGCCGAGAACTGCCAACCGTGTAAGGTTGGCATCCCGGCGCAGAACAGTGGCCGCGAAAGTCAGCGCCAAGGTATCCGCACGGTCGGGCGAAGACAAGCCCGTACGCGTCTTGTAGTCTTCCTTCGCTTCCAGCTTAATCCGCTGCTCGTGGCGATCAAGCATGTACTGGATCTTAGTCAGCTGCTGGTAGAAAACCGGGTCGTCGTACAGACACAGGTTCTCGTTGATGGCATCACGCATCAGAGACCAGTATTCCGCACGCCGGTTGAAGTAGTGGTCGGGCCTGGTGGCCGCGCCGCCAGGGTGAACCTCTATGACGCGGTAGCCGCCCTGGTTCTTCAGGATGTCGATAACACCAGCGCCCGGCCCTGTGCTTTCGATGACAATAGCATCAGGCATCTCTTTGGCACAAAACTGCATGACCAGCCGAGCGGTCTGCACGGTCGACAAGCCTGTGTACGATATGTACTTGCGGCTGCGTGCGTCTCGGCCTTGACGCCAGCCGATGACTGTCTCGTCGCTGCCGAAGCGTGCCACGTCAACAGCCATGATCAGGGCCGCGCCGTTGTCGATGAACAGCTCGCGCTCTAGGCACTCGTCAACTGCTGACGGCGAGATGAAGCCGTTGAAGCTCTGCGTCGGGAACATGCCACGGACGCGCACTTTAACTTCGTCAGAGTCTTCACCACCCACATGCCGATACATGCGGATCATGTCGGCGATGGCTTGCTTGTTGGTGTGGCTGACTGTTCGGCTGTCGATATGCCGGGTGTAGTACAGCTCGGCATTCAGATCGAAGCAGTCGGCGAATTCGCCTTCAGGCTGCGTGGGGTTGCCGAATGCCAGGAAGAAACCTTCGCCGTCAGTCAGCGCGCCTTGAGCAACTTCCCACACCTTGCCTGCTACGCCTGATGCTTCGTCGAACAGTACGACAACTGTGCCGTTCTCGTTGTGCAGACCGGCGAATGCCTCGGTGTTATGCTCGCTAACCGTCATAGCAGTGAACATGTAGTTCTTCTGCTTGTCTTCCGGGTAGAGCGCAAACACGTAGCTGGTTGCTGTCCAACGGAACCAGTGCTTGCAGAGCAGCAGGTTATGCCACTTGGACAGCTCCGGCCACGTCTTGTCTTCCAGCTGCTTCTGCGTAGAGGCTGTCACCACGCCACGGGTGTCGGCGCGTGTCGCCATAAAGAAGATGATCAGCCACGCTACCAGTGCTGACTTGCCGATGCCGTGGCCTGACGCGATCGCTGACCGCCAGATCAGCTTGTCAAGGTCCAGCGATGCGCGCTCGCTGTTCTCCCGGATATGAGCGCCGATCGCTTGCAGCAGCTCTTTCTGCCAGGGCTCCGGCCCCTTCTTACGCTTCAGCGGGTTGGCGCTGCCGTCAGGCAACGTAGCCTCGCCCCACGGAAAGAATGCCATGACAAACCCATACGGGTCGTCGAAGAACTGCGCGGCAAGGTCAGCCAGCTGCTCGTTGGTCTTGGCTTGAAATCCCGACATGCCTTGCCTATAACCGAGTGCATGAGCACACAAGATGAAAAATACGTACTCGTCTTACAGGCAATCGACCTGATCGCCAAGGGTCTATCGAAGACCCGCGCATGTGATCAGGTTGGCGTATCTGTGCTCACGTTCAACAACTTCGTCAAGAATGACGACATGCTTGGCGAGATGTACGCCGAGGCTGACGAGGTTGGTGCTGACACGCTGGCTGACATCCTGCTAGAGATCGACAGCCATCCGCTGTATGGCCAGTCGGATGCCAAGATGGCTACTGTGATCAGCAAGAACATTCAGTGGTACTTGTCGAAGCGCAAGTCGGGCAAGTACGGTGACAAGCTGGTTGTCGAGCACAACATCACGGCCGACAAGGCTGTCATTGAGGCGCTTCAGCGTGGCAGGCAGCGTGCACTCGAAGGCCGCTCGCCCGCCATGCTGACAGGCCCGATCGAAGATGCTGTCGTTATTTCGGTAGTCTCTTCTGACGACGACGAGCAGCGAGCGCTAGCCGAGCTGTTCTAAACTCGATCGCCAGCCACATGCAGGCTGTGACGATCAGGAAGAACGTGAACAGCCCGCCTAGCCACGCAAAGACGCGCATCAGCACGTCGGCTATCATCGCAACACCGCCAGCATCATGAAGCCGATGCCGAGTGCCATGAAGCCGGCTACTACCTCGCCACCGAACATGATCAGCAGGATGGGCTTAGGCAGATCGTCTGCCAAGGCCAGGCGCAGCAACGCCAGCAGGCAGGACAGGTATGCGATGGCTGCACTACTTAGTGCCAGCTTGAACACATACTGGTTGGCGTTGACGATGCCGTACGCGCCGCCAAGAGACAGGACGAGTATGGCGAAGCCCGAAGCAACTAGGTACTGCACATATACTTGCATGAAAACACTCCGTAGTAGGCTGGCAGAACGTGCGCCCTGCCAGCCGACAGACTTAGTACGGGGTCTTCAGCTCGTCAATGCCGCCGTGGGTGAAGTCCTGGCGCTTGCGGGCGGTCAGGGCTTCAAGCTTCTGTGACAGCTCTTCGACCTTGGCAGTCACCTGCTGGAGCGAGATCAGGTACTGCTCGGACAAAGCAGCCTGGTCCGTGACCGAGGGCGCATTGGCTTCCTGCGCCTTCAGCTTGTCGGTCGCCGCATTCAGCTCGTCGACCAAGGAATTGCCCTGATCCGTGAGCGCAGCAACCAGCTGCTCCAGTTCGGAGATACGCGCTTCAAGCGCATCATTGCCAGCCGGCACCTGCTGGGTAGGGGTGGTGCCTCCGGGCGGCGGGGCGAATGCCGTTTCGGCAGACGCCGCAGTATCGGCAGCTTTCTTGGAAGTCATGATGACCAACCTTTCGGGTTATGTGGGCTTTCGGGTAACGCGCGCACGATAGACTGGTTGCACGCACGGGGCAAGCGTGGTCGGATAGCCGGCCACGTCACGCACAGTCCCCGTAGGGCTTTGTGCGCGCATAGGGGGACGGGGAGACGGGGAGATGCTATTAGCAACTTTGCTATGCTATTAGGTTAGCACAGATGCTATTAGCAGATTTGCTACTGTGGAATTTTTCGCTGTGGAATTTTAAGAACCTCGGCGGGGAAGGGTGGCGATCGTCAGGTAGACCCCCCTACCCCTACCCCTCCCCCGGCTTCGCTATCATGCGTGCTAAAAGTGAGAACAGAACGGGTACAGGTTACATAATACATCTTATGCGAATACATAGTATCAATGATATCAATGGCTTAGCCTAACAGCACACGCTGCGCATGCGTGTGTTGCGTGCTATCAGCTGCATGATGGGTGCTGTTGGCATGGGTGCTGCGTGCTACCAGGTGCACATCGTACGTGTGGGCATGTGTGCTACGAGGGAAGTGGGAGCTTTTGTCGTCGAGCCAAACAGCAACACTTAGCACCGATGAGTTGCCAACCGTTCTGCCCCACTCTTGCCAATCAGCACCAATGAGCAGCTACCAGTAGCCCCACTGCCAACCGATAGGGCTGTAAGCCTTAGTAGCATGGCTGCTATTTTTAGCCTCCAAACCTCAAAAACCTAGTTTCTTAAAATCAGCACACATTTGCCCTCTGAAGGTCATGTGAGTGATTAAAGATACTAGCCTCTGCCCAAGTAATTATCTGCCTCACTAAGTATATCTAGGGGCCTAAAGCTTGGTCGTGGGGCTATTTAAGCTATCAGTGCACTGTGCAGCCCTAAGTACATGAGTTGCAGCATGGCTAACACTCACCCGTGTAAAGCGTGTCACTGTGACGTTTAGGCTAACACTCGTAGCCGCTATGGGTTAGCTCATTAGCACCATTGTACCGTTTAGGCGCTAAGTCATTGATATTGCTTGATGCGAATCAGCAGTTCACGGGGACGTGATGCCAGACCACAGTATTAAGCACCAAAATCAAGCGTGTAACTGTGAAATCAAATCGGAAATGGCGGAATTAAGCCATCTAGCACGGATGTATGGCTGTGGTGCATCCGTATGGATGGCTTATTAGCTGTTGTGCTAGCAGGCTATGAGTGCACGAATGCGTTTCAACCAATTAGCAAAAATGTAAAATAGGTGCTTGACACGTCTGCACGGCGCTCATAGATTGGGTTTCAAGGAAGCAGCCAACCCGCTTCGGTTCTTTGAAATCGTGAGAGATTGTGAGAGGTAGCGCTAGCAGCAATGCCAGCGCTACAGCGGACAATCTAGCAATGGAGCTAACAGCATGTTCAAGAACCACGAGATACGCGCTAGCCGTGGCAACTCGGCTCTTAACCTATCACTGGCACAACAGTGTCGCGTCGCTTGCAGCAAGTACGGTGCACCGCTTGCCCGCCAGATGGCAATGTCAGCCGCTCGATCGTTCATCAACTGTGCTAGGATGGACCGAAACAGCGCCAGGATGTGGGGCCACAAGCTACCTTGAATGCAGTTAGGAGGCACGTTCGCGTGCCTCTCGTAGTGCAATCATGAAAGGATGCCGGAATGCACACGTATGACATTGAAGTAACCGACACGTTCGCAGGTGAAGCAAATTATGCTTGGGTGCGGCGTGCTGCCGTCACCATGCCAGAGCTTACCCATTACGGGTATGACGGCAGCACCAACTACAGCAAGGCTAACCGCGTCTTTAACCGCGAGTTGATGAAGCGAGCCAAAGCTAAGGTCGGCTGGACTGGCAAGCGGGGCGTTACCATGGCCCAAGGCGACAGCATAGAGTTTCGCCCATACCGCGAATGCACGGTTATGTTCATCACATACCGCGATGAGTGATAGCAGTTAGGGCGCACGCGGCAAGCCGCGTGTTCCTCATAGTGCAATCATGAAAGGAACGCACGATGACAGTTTGGCAGGAATTCCGCTACAACGCCCGTGAAGCAGCCGCCATCATGGACGGCTGGAATGCGCTTGAAGACATCGCGAACAACACGACCGACGCGAACTATGTGCGCGATGCGCTCAAGCTTGAGACGACAGGCAGCAATCGCGATGTCTTCAAGCGTGTTGCACAAGGCATGCTGCTACAGTGGTACGTCGAAGGCTTGGCCAACGCAGACTTGCCGCGCCGCCACCTGTTTGCGCTGCGTCCTAGCGCTGCGGGCATCTACATCCTTGCAGCATGCCACGCCTTCCGGAAGCCGCGTAGCTGGACTGACGAGCGGCAGGCCAAGATTGAGGCAGGTGCAGCAGCGTACCTCACGGCACGCGAACGCTACATGTCCCGCAAATGAGCTACGCGGCAGTAGGTGCGATAGCCATGTTGTTGCTGGCAGCATTCGTCCTGTTGCCATGGCTTGGCGTAACAATCCCTTAGAAGGTGACATGATGACGATTTGGACCAAAGGCGCGGACTTATCGCCCGCATTGCAGCGCGAAGTGAAAGCGCGCTTCACGCATCGGTACACAGGCGAACACGTACCCACCTGGGTGCGCAAAGGCATGAACAACGGACAAGCCTATCCGCTGCAATTCAAGGACGACAACGACTGGTTGGCAAACAGCTACTTTCCGATGACGAAGGAAGGCAGGCTGCACCTACGCATACATCACTGCAACAGCCACCCGACATGGCCGAACGGAAAGTGAATGCAGTTAGGAGGCACGTTCGCGTGCCTCTCATAGTGCAATCATGTGATCACGAAAGGACACACAATGACCGAAGTCTATAAGGCTATTGCGGCGAAGATTGCCGCGCTTCGTAACCCGAACATTACGGAAGGATGGCGCGACAGTCACGAATTCGCCGTCGCCGGATTGGTGCGCGACTACCTGCCGTCCGGCTCCGGTTTCGACGCAGGAACGCAATTTGACATCGACGCCAACGTTGACGACAAGCGCGACCGCCTGACGTTCTCCACAGCGTTTCACCACATGGACCAACACGGCGGCTATGACGGCTGGACAAGCCACACGGTTACTGTCTGGCCAACATGGCAAGGCATTGATCTGAAAGTGTCCGGCCGCGACCGTAATGGTATCAAGGAGTACATCGCCGAAGCGTTCTATGATGCGCTTAATCGGCAGTGCGAGTGAATGCAGTTAGGAGGCACGTTCGCGTGCCTCTCATAGTGCAATCATGTGGTCACGAAAGGACACACAATGCCTCTGCTCTGGTACATCAACGCCCGCAATTCGAAGGTGGGAAGCGTCACCAGCACGCCGCGCCACCTGACAGGTGTCTACGTCGATGGCGTGCCCTATGGGCCGAACCGTGACGAGATCCGCCCTATGATCAAGCGCCAGTGGCGCAAGGCGTTTGACGCCGCGCAAGAGTGGCACGACAAGGCTAGCGGCGTGGTCAAGTACTCGCTGTACGCCAAGCGCGGCAAGTTCCTAGCTGACGTGTACGCCACCCCCAAGCACTTCGAAGCAGGAGTACCGACCGATGGCTAAGCCCGCAAAGGTGTGGCTGGTGATCGTGGACAAGCATGTTGACTGCATATGCTACGGCCAGGGCGAGGCTCGCGACGCGGCGCGCGAGCTTCGCGGCGGTGGTTTGCGCCCCCGCGTCATGGCCTTCGCGGACCAAAAAGCAGTCGAAGAGTTCTGCGACCTGGTAGCCAGCAGGTGAGTTTTTGGAGAAGTGGCATAGCGCCAGCAATTGCAGCTAGAACACGCGGCCTAATCGGTCGCGTGTTTCGTGGTGCAATTTCGCACTCATCAGCATGAAAGGCTGACAACATGACACCCAAAGAACTGCAAGAGGCACAGCGCTTGTTAGCGCGGCTCAAGCGCCACGAACTGCTGCGCGCCCAAATGCGCACCCCCGAGCACGCCGGCATGGTCCGTATCGCCATATCGGCAGCTCTTGAAGACCCGAGGGCACCGGGTATCGCCACTGTGGTGCCGCTTGACCTGGTGTCTGACATCTTGGACACGGACACAAGGCACATACGCAGTCAGCTGGCAGAGCTTGGCGTGGAGACGGAGGACTGACATGGCCACGCCACGCAAACGCAAGGCCAAGCGCAAGGCATTCGTAGAGGCATTCGAGGCTGAAGAGCATCGCGTGCCTACCATCGTCGTGTACAGGCATCGCGAGGTAGGCCACCTGCGTGACCTGCATTGGGCCGCGAGCCTGTACAGGGCAACACGCGCGCCACACTTCAAGTCGATGGCAGAGAATGCGTTGAAGCTCGCGCGCTCGTATCGCGCGGCGCGGCGGGTAGAAATCTACCTGCGGCGAATGCAGCTGGTCATCTAGCACTTGACAGGCATCAGCCTAAACGTTTATGCAAGGGGCGTGACTTCGGTCATGCCCCTTTTTTGCGTTTTTGGAGAAGTGACATGGCCAACGTCAACACCTTCGGCGCAACGCAGCTGGCACTGCTTGACCAGCTCGCGCGCGAGGGGGCAATCTCTGCCGACACAGAGCGCGAGCGCCATGCGCTGCTCAAGCTCCACGATCGCGGTCTTGTCGAGCGCAAGACGGTCTACACACTGACAGACAAGGGGAAAGCATGTCTGATCAACAAGAAGTGATGGTCATCCTACTGCCTGAAGTCGAAGGGCAAGCCAAGCAGGCTAAAGTGCATTTTGACGCTATGCTGAAAGCTGCTGGCGAAATGCAGGTGTGCGGGATGCACGCTATGCAGACCACGCCTGATGGCACCATGTTCTGCGCCGGCTGCATGTCCGGGCTGTACCATGCAGCTGCTGCGTACGCAGCGCATGTGAAAGGGCTCATGGACACGATGGGCATACCTTTGAAGCCGAAGGAAGCCAGCGATGACAAACGGGTACGGCCCGACCTTCAGTAGAGACACTGACCTAGAGCTGTACGACAGGCTGCCATCGCACGTCAAAAGGCTGGTAGGCAGCCTGCCGTTCAACCTCTCGGCCAGTCAAGTACATAGGTTCCGTCGCAACTATGACTGGGACGAAGTTGTTTCTGTTGTCAGCCAGCTTTCGGCAGCAGAGCGTGACAACCAGCTCAATCAGCTCTACCACCGCTGGTGCACTGGCAGGCATCCCGACTTCGGCAAGCCAACTTGCGAACCAGTTGTCAACATACGGGTATTGACAAGGCCCAAGCGCTAGCCTAGCTCTGTGTTCGCTAGCAAGGCTGTACGCAGCACAACCCCTGGAGAAATAGCATGGTCAATAAGGTCAACACTCCCGCCAAGGCCCCGCAGGCTGACGCCAATTCGTCCACTATCGGCCGCTTCACGATCGAGGACGGCATTTCGCCGCCGAAGCGTGGTGGCGGCGGTGGCGCGATCGGTGGCCAGGTTTCCGAGTACCGCGAGCCGCTTCTCGGCCTCGATGCCGGCAAGTCGTTCTTCGACGTGGTTCCTGTCTCCGACAGCATCACGGACGCCGCCGAGATCGCCAAGGCGCGCACCGAGGAATACCGCAAGTTCGCGTCGCGCATCACCAGCGTGGTCCGCAACCTCAAGAAGTCGCATCCCGGCCTGAATGTGAGCATGGCCAAGACCCTGCGCCACCCGGACAAGCCGGAAGGCGTCGACAACGAATTCGGCATCCGCGTCTGGCGGAATGAAGACAAGGCCCCGGCCGAGCCTGCCCCCGCTCCGGCTGGCGCCTCGGAACTTCCGCCCCCGCCTGTCGGCTAATCGCCGGCATGGCAGGTGTGCCCCGCTCATGTGCCTTTGAGCGGGGCATACTCACCATGCCGGTGCAGGGCTGACGGCGCTTCCTCCAGCGGCTCGGCCTAGCACTTGGCAAGTGGCGCGCGTAGTCATCCTCCTACGCGCGCCACACTCTCACAACGGAGTGCACCACATGGCCAAGTTTCCGCTGCTGCTCGACGATACGTACAAGCCGGTGCTTGTCCAGCAGGCGCTCGACGAGATCACCAACCGATCCAACCCGTCTCGCTCTGTGTCGCGCTTCCAAGACGCGCTGCTGACAGCCTGCGAAGCCGAGTATATGGCGAGCGTCTATGACGCCATTCTCCCCGAGATCCAAGAGTGCGTTGACGCCTACGTGCTGATCAACGGCGAGCGGCCTGAGTTTGGGCTGGAAGCTGACGAGTACGACAGCGGGCTCGACGACGCAGTGGCCACGGTCTTCGAGACATATGGCGGGCGCGAACCCGGCTCCCTGTCTGCCAGCTGGCTCGGCGACGCGACTGTTGACACGCGGCTGCACCTGCCTGGTGAGCCCGAGAAGCTGGCACAGTCCTTCGCGCGGGAGATCCTGAAGCAGGGCGAGTGGACAGCTGACAATGGCGTCGGCCGGTCTATGAAGCTGCTTGAGAAGCTGGCGGCATTCGGCTTCGAGGAAGACGAGACGACAGCAGCCGTGGCAGCCGCGCCGGCTGTATCGCAGCAACCCCCAACGGAGAACGTGCAAGTGTCCCTCAACTCTGTGGTCAACAAGATCATCATCGGCCAGTCGTTCATGTGTGACAGCGACGACGCCGACTTCTCGGCCCTTGTCGAAAACCTCTTTGACGATGACGCCACAATCGCCAGCTCGGCAGCATCAATGCTCAACATCGACATGACCGACCTGGAAGCAATCCAGCTGTCTGCCATGACGGGCGAGACTGACGCCGCGACGCTGCTGGAAGTGCTGGCGACCAACGACCTGCTCGACGATGACGCGCCCCTGGCTCCCGAGGATGCCGTGGCACCGCCCGCGCCGCCGAGCACGCCGGCTGGACCGAAGCCCGGCGTCAAGCCTGGCGGGCACGCACCCGGCAGTACCATCCCGGCTGAAGTGTTGGCGTCGCTGAAAGACCCGATGAAGGACGAGGACTTCGCCAACGTCGTCGGCTGCTCGCGCGCCACGTTCAACAACTACGTCAAGGGCAAGACTGCCTTTGCGCCGAGCGACGACCAGCGCAAGGCGCTCAACGATTACATCATGGCGCATGTCAGGAAGCTGCTGACGGCGCTGGCTGCCATCAACCAGTTGCCGGAAGACGTCGAGTATTTCGTGGAAGAGAACCGCTACAAGTAACCCTAGGGCCTAGCGCCCTCTTTCAACGCGTCGCCGCCCCCGCGTGGGTCAAGGGGCGGCAATCAACCTAGCAGCAGGAAAGGCTGACACCATGGCTAAGAAGACTGTTACCCTCGATATCGAGACCACGAGCACCGAAGACGCGTACAAGATGAAGGTCACGGCCACAGCGCCGGCTGCCTACATCAAGTTGCCGAGCGGGCACGTCATGAACATGGCGCTGGACAAGCCCGCACCGAAGCGCAAGCGCAAGGTCAAGGCGATCAAGGTGGCTCGCGACTACGGCAAGATGAACACGTTCAAGCGGTGGCTGCTGGACAGCGTGTCGCCGTACCCGTACATGGCGTACGAAGCGAGTAAGTCGGATGCCCCGCGCTGACGGCCATAAAGGCCCCGTGATGGTGTCAGGCGACCAGACGCGTTGCCTGCACTGTCGCAAAGTGTGGGACACCAACGACTATGATGCACCCGTATGCACGGAAGATGCGGGGCGGGAAGACGCGAGCAGCAATCATAGCGGCAGCGAAGAACCCAAAGCCCCCCGTCGACACTCCCTCTATGAGGCTATTTTCGGTAGCAGCTCGGGCACTCGGAAGCGATAGCCTTGGCTTGGCAGGCGAGCTTAGCCTGGACAGCCTGCAAGACATACCGAACGTCAAAGACCCTGCCGGCGTCGAGATATGGGAAGAGGTAGTAAGCCGCCTCAACCAGCAGATGGCCGACATTGCAGCAATCAAGCGTGAGATACAGAGGCAGCACCGCATAGCCGTAGCAGCACGGCTCAAGCGAACAGGAGGAATATCATGAAAGCAACCGATATGTCGCTGTTGTGGCTGGCGCAGGAAACTGCGATCAAGCACTACAACGAAGCTATCCGGCAGCACGAGCTGCGGATTAACGAGCTGACCAGCCAGCGTGATATGCTGGTCAACTCGCAGCGCGAGTACGTCACGACAACCACGATGTCGGGCAAGACCTTGAAAGACGGGATCGACCAGGCGCGCGAAGGCCAGTCCCAACCCGCGCCGCAGGGCAACCCGGTTTCGCCCGTGCCGCCCTTCCCGCGTGAGGCTCAACCGTTCGCGGGCGCTTTCCGCGTCTCTGACGGCAAGGGCGGCTGGCGCTGGTCCGTGCCGGCCGAGGCCCCGCAGCAGATGCCGCTGCCGGCCGCTATGGGCGGCGGGGAGCAGCGCCAGGCCGCTATGGGTGAGATGCTCTACGCGGACGGCTTCGGCAACCTGCAAGACGCGCAGGGAAAGACCGTCCACGAGGGGCCGAAGCCTGGCGCGGTAGGGGCGCGCGTCAGCAAGGCCGACCTGATCAAGACGCTCGAAGATCTTGGCCACCTGACGCCTAGCCCCACGCCGGACGAGATCCGGGGCGCGGCCGAGGCGAGCGGCGTCGGCTACATCATCCGCGACGAAGCCCCGCCCCCGCCGCCGAAGGACTGGCCCATGCCGCCCACGGAGCCCGCGCCGCTCGAAGAGGATGTCATGAGCGCCATGGAAGCGGATCTGCAAGAGGCTTTGCGGCAGACACACGCGCCGAAACGCAGTAAGATCCAGCAGGCCATGGACGCTGCGTCAAAGGAAGACTGAAATGCAGAAGAGCACATTCCCTGTAGTGCTGATTGTCGACAACATGACAGCAGCAGCCGACGCGTTGAAGCCGTACGCTGACACGCCCGCCAATCCGCGCTACACAATCGTGCTCGGCTTCGAAACAGGTAGTCAGCTGGTTGGCATGCCAGCTGATACCATGTGGTCCAGCATTGGGTTGGCGGAAACGCACCCACTGTACCGCGACTGCCGCGCGCTGTTTGGCATGCCGGTCAAGCTGTCGGACGCCGTGCGCTACATCAACGACGAGAACGCTATCGATCCGCGCAAGTTGCGCATCGCCAACGCATAGGTGCAGTATGTTCAAGTACCGCAAGAAGCCGGTTGTCGTCGAGGCCGTGCAACACTTCAACGACATGGGCACGCACACTACTGCGTTTCCGCAGTGGCTGCTACGCGCCGCAGCAGACGGGACCGTATTCGCTGACGGCAACGTGACGAAGATTAAGACGCTTGAAGGTGACATGACTGTCAACGACGGCGACTGGATCATTCGCGGCGTGGCCGGCGAGTTGTACCCTTGCAAGCCCGACATTTTCGCGACTACCTACGAGAAAGTATAGGCGCAGCTATGTCAGCAGCAGAGTGGTTTCTTAGTGTGGAGCGGGCGCGTAACAATCCCGCACCGGAAGGCGACGGAGGCGAGACATACCACTCGGCCATGACGCTCGTCGAAGAGGCAGAGCGACTGCTCAAGCAGTACGCCGAGTTTGTCGAGTTTGTGAAGTACGCCCCCGTTAGCAGCGGCGTGTGCTGCTGCGGTGACAACATGGCCGGCCACTCCGGAGGCATGCAGTGTGGTCACTCGGCGCGCGACCAATGGGACTACTCGCTTTCACAGTGGCTGGAGAAGCTGCAAGACGGACAGTGCCAGCCTACGTCTCCGGCGCTTGACACCGAATTGATAGACGCAGTGCTTCTGGTGCTGTTGTCTATGCTGACGCACGACAACTGGCGGTCATGGCCACCCGAGCGCGCTATCTGGGGCAACTACGCGCAGCTGATACCGTTGATCAAGTGGCTCGATAAGACCGCGCCTGGATGGGACAAAGACTATGAACAGCAATAGACCCACGCAGGGCCTCAAGCTCAATCGCAGTCTGCGCATCTTCGAGCTGGTGCAGAACGTCAGCGGCATGCTGGAAGGCGAGTTTGACGACTGGCCTGCCAACATTCAGGATGCCATTCTCGAAGCAGCCGAGCGTGCGTCTGAAGCCTCTGGCATCAAGATGGCGATGACCTTCAGCAAGTGCGACCATGACGTTGACCAGGGCTGGTACGTGCATGTCGTCTACTCCGAAATCATCGCAGTGGTCGACGGCACGACCGAAGGGGTACTGATGTGAGCTTGGTCATGGGCATTGACCCCGGCCTGCAAGGCGCGTTGGCGATCTACGACGACAAGACACGCCGGCTGGTCGAAGTCAGAGACATGCCCGTGTACACGATCCACGGTATCAAGAAGGCCAACCGCACTCGCGTCGATGGCTGGCAGCTGCTGGAGTACTTCGAGCTGGCGAAGCTGATGGGTGTCGAGCTGGTGCTACTCGAAGAGGTAGGCGGCAGGCCCAAGCAGTCGGCGCAGCACGCCTTCACCTTCGGGTACAGCGTGGGCTTGATCTACATGGCGTGCTTGTCAGCTCGCATCCCCATTGAAACGGTATCAGCCGCGACGTGGAAATTGCAGATGAAGCTGCCGGGCAAGACGCAGGCCAACGCTGACGCGCGCATTCTGGAACGCACGCTGACAGTGTTCCCCGACGATGCGACCATGTTCTACGGTGTGCGCGGTGGCGTGCGCATCGACAGGTGCGAAGCAGCTATGCTGGCGAAGTTCTGCGCTGACAGAGTGCTTGACGGAGGCCGCATGCGTGTGCGCAAGTACGGCCTGGACGACGGCGAACTATATCGCGCAGCCCTGCTGGATTGACCGATGCCCATCCAAACATTCGTGTACCAAGAAGACGGCAGCGACCTGCTGGCCAATCGCGACAGGTTTGGCCTGCATGACGAGATGGGCGTGGGCAAGACCGCGCAAGTCGTCCGTGCAGTCAACAAGATCGGCGCACGTCGCGGCATAATCGTCGCGCCGGCTACGCTGCGTGACAATTGGGTGCGCGAGTTTCGCAAGTTCAGCCACCTTGACTACCGGATCGTCAAGGGCCATGACGTGCACGACTTGCAGGCATGGATCAAAGGCAGGTTTCACATTCTCGTTACTGGCTACGAGCTGGCGACGAAGTGGACTAAGCGTATCAACTCGACCGGCGAGCCCATCGACTTCGTGGCGATCGACGAGGCGCACTACCTGAAGAACACGGAGAGCAAGCGCAGCCAGGCCATCCTTGGCCCCAAGTTCGATGGCTACGACGGTGGCCTGATCGAGTGGGCAGACCATGTGTGGGATGTCAGCGGTACGCGCATGGCGAACGATCCGCTGGACATCTACACGTTCCTGCGGATGACGTGGGCAACGCAGCTCGACCAGAACCAGTTCACTAAGCGCTACTTCTACAGCCAGCGCACATCCTTCGGCAGCAAGCAGACTGTCAGGCCCGAGATGGCCGAAGAGCTGCGCTACCTGCTCAACAACAACTCTATACGCCGCACCAAGCAGCAAGTTGGTATCTACCTGCCGCCCATCTTCATGACCGATATCGTCGTGGATGGCGACCAAGGCGACATCGTGCAGCTGATGCTGGAGCATCCGGGGCTGGAAGACGCCATCGTTTTCGCACTGGAGCATGGCGGCTTGTCCTTCCTGGACGCGCAGCACATTGCGACGCTGCGCCGGCTGATCGGCACTGCCAAGGCTGTGCCATACTCGCACATGCTGTACGACGAGCTGGCGGGAACCGACGAAAAGAAAGTCGTCTTTGGCATTCATGTCGACGCGCTCATGACAGTGTGGCGCTTCCTGAATGACAACGGTATCAAGGCTGTGATACTGAATGGCCAGACCAAGGAAGTCGACCGCGTGGAAGCAGTGCGCGCGTTCCAAGAAGATCCTGACTGCCGCGTATTCCTTGGTAACATCAAGGCGGCAGGCACCGGACTGACATTGACAGCAGCATGTGAAATCGACATGCTGGAAAGTGACTGGACGCCAGCGGGCAACGCACAGGCTATCATGCGTGTGCACCGCATCGGTCAGACGAGGCAGGTGCGAGCCCGCTTCATCACCCTGGCAGACAGCATCGACGAAGTTGTCACCCGAATTGTCGCCACGAAAGTGACGACGATCGCTGAAGTGGATGGACACAGCATGATCGCTGCACCACCCGTTGACTTCAGCAAATAGCAACGGTAAATCTTTACCGCGCAGTCGCCATCACAGGAGATTTTCCATGGCACATGACGGCAGTATCAGCCTGACTTTCAACCACCTTTCCCTCGCAGCGGCAGCCGTGCTTCTTGCCGCAGCTGGTGGCGCGGGAGCGTCGCCCTCGGCCCCTTTGACTGGCGCAGGTACACCACCGCCGCCTGCCCCGTCACCGGCAGCCGCCCCCGCTGCGCCGGCTGCACCGCCCGCCGCGCCTGCCCCTTCGGCACCCCCGGCTAGCGCTCCGGCTCCGGCCCCTGCTGCCCCGCCCGCCCCGGCTCCGGCTGCCCCGGCTGCTGCGCCGGCTGGTGGCAGCAATGCCACGACGGCCATGGCCACCTATGCCAAGACCCACAAGTCGGCCGGCGTCAAGGCCATCCTCGGCAAGTGCAACCTGACGCGCTTGCAGGACGCCAACCCGGAACAGCTCGCCTGGCTGGAGCAGCGTTTCGCCCGCGTCGATCTCGGCCCCGAGGTCTAAGATGGAGCACGGCGAGCGCTCACACGCACTCTACTCGGCATCCGGCGCTAAGCGCTGGACACATTGCCACGCTAGCGTGCGTGCGGCGCTCGCCGCGCCCAAACGCCCATCCAGCCCCTACGCCATGGACGGCACGGAAGCACACGAGCTTCTGGACTTCGCGCTGTCGCAGCGCATCAGCGACGCCTACGAGGCGTTCGCCATGTACGATTTCAACTGGACGTTCCGAGCTGACACGTTCCCCGAACGTATCGCCAGCGTCCAGATGGCGCTCGACGAGATCTATGCCATCCTCGCCGCGCATCCCGACGCCATCCTGTACAACGAGATGAAGCTGACCTTCGTCAACACGTCGGCCGCTGACGCTGGCGGGCACGTTGACGTGGCTATCTATGTCCCCTCGCTGGACCTGCTGTACGTCATCGACTTCAAGCACGGTGCCGGCGTGGCGATCGACCTATACCGCGAAGATGGCGGCTACGATGAACAGCTGCTGATGTACGCGGTCATGACAGCTGACAATCTTCTCATGGATCTGCGCGTCAACGTCGTGCTGGTGGTCATCCAGCCCCGCGCGTTCCACAAGCTCGGACCCATCCGCGAAGCTGGCCTGCCGCCTGACTACCTGATCGGCGCATCGGCCTACTTCGATACGCACATAGAGCTGTGCGAAGCTGACCATGTGGACTATGTGCCTGGCGAGTGGTGCCGCTGGTGCGATGCCGCCACCACGACATGCCAAGCTATCGAGGCGGTCACGGCCAGCTCGCTCGCTGTCAACTTCCGCACCGTGCAAGACGTACGTGCTGCTGCGTTAGAGACGCCGGCCAATCTGTCTATCGACAGGTTGTCGTACATCTTGCAGATGATGCCGATTGCCAAGATCTTTTTTAAGCAGGTGGAGCAGCACGCTCGCCAGCTGCTTATGCACGGCTACTACTTCGACGACTGGAAGATTGTCGAGGCGCAGCGCAAGCGCGAATACGATCTCCAGAACTACACCGAAGTCGACATCGCCAGCTCGCTCATGCGGCTGACTGGCAAGACGCTCGACGGTGTGTACCCACGCCAGCTGATACCTATCACGGAGGCTGACAAGCTGGTCAGCAAACACTTCCGTGACAGCGCGCCGGCTGGCAAGAAGCGACATGCGGCAACGGAGGGTAAGGACAAGCTCGCAGAGCTGACAGTCAAAGATACGTCTGGTACGTATAAGCTAGTGCGCATGAGTGATAGGCGTCCAGCAGTTCATCCAGCGAAGATAATGTTTAGATCCGTAGATATCGAAGATATTGAAGAGGTAGATGATGACAACGACAATGATGCGTAACAGCATGGTAGGCGACGCCTGGATACAGGACGTCTATGCTAAGAACCCTGTGCAGCGCGTGCTGGACCCGAAGACCGGGCAGCCGAATGGCAACATCCTGACAGGCCCCGTCCGTATCGCCTTCATCGACACGCTGTTCCAACAGAAGGCCAACGATGCCGGCGTCGACAAGACCAACATTGCTATCCTGTTCCCGCCGATCGCTGACATGACGATCTTCTACGAAGAGCAGTACAAGCTCTTCGCGTCCATGTTCCCCGAGTACTGGCAGCCGGCGCTCAACAAGTACATGGGCTTGCAGGAACCGATCCACGACCAGGCAGAGAAGCCGACGTACTCGGGCTTCACGGCCGGCGCTAAGTACTTCAATAGCGGCAGCAAGTTTAAGCCTGCTATCGTCGACACGCGCATGAACCCGATCGTCAACCCGAGCGCCGTTCATGCCGGCATGTGGGCTATCTGCGCAGTCAACCCGTATGGCTACGGCAAGAACCCGCCGCAGCCCAAGAAGGGCGTAGCGTTCGGCCTCCAGCAGATCATGATCATCGGCGACGACGAGAACTTCGGCGGCGGCGCACCCGATCCGCGCAACACGTTCGCGTCGGCCAACGTCGTGCCGCCGACGATCGCACCTGGCCTTGGCGCTGGCGGCCCGCCCGCTGGCCCCGGCAA